GTCGCCTTCGCTGGTAACGCTGCCGTTTACTGTCAGATTGACGGTGGTTCCGCCGCCCATCGTTCCCATGCGGTTGAGTGGAATAACGGCCTCTGGCCCTGCTTCGCCGATCAGAGCTGTCGTGGGGCTGGTAACAATGCCGCCAGTTGCGAGCTTTGGTCTATTGGCATATGCGGCTGCAAGGGCTTCGTATCGAGCTGAAGATAAAGCCAGGACCGCTGATTGGGTTTGATTGCTTCCCATCGCAGACATGTCTGTAAATACCTTTTCGAATGTTGCCTGGACTGCCGGGTTGCTCGAAATGGTTGGAGATATTGTGGTCGTTCCTATGCCGCCCTTTGGCCCGATAAATGGTTCAAATGCCGGGGCTGGCTGCGGCGTCGGAGTGATCTTGGATCCTGATTTTGCAATGTAATCATTGAGGGCTTTGAGTGCGTCTTCCCATGACTTCTTTGCTGCATTTCCTGGTGCTGGCCAAAGGTCAGAAGGTGTTACTCCCTTTGCGATAAGCGCTGCATAATCTTCGACTTGCTTAGTGGTAAGGCCCCACTTGATCATGAGATTATTTATCTCTGTCTGATCAAGTTTGCCGTCATTTAGTGCTGAGAAAAAATCGAGATAAATGCCTGCCTGCTGCTTTGTTATTCCCCATTGCTTTGCAAGGTTATCGACTTCTGTAGTTGAAATTTTGCCATCGTTAACTGCAAAGATAGCGGTGGTGTATGCAATTACGGCTTCTTTACTAATTCCCCATTTTGCTGCAAGTAGAACAACTTCTTGATTAGAAATTGTCGAATCTTGAACTACTGCCAGTAGGTCTGTGTAACGCTTGATTGCATCGTTTGCCTTTAGTTGCGCTTCTAAGTTAGCCAGAATTGCTTCTACGCGCTTTTGTTCTGCGATGTTATTTTGTTTGATTAAGTTCAAACGTGCGGCTTCGAGTTGAATCGGATCCGTTTCTGTTGTTGGTTTGACGCCTAATTTTGCCAATGCTGCGAGTGCCTTCTGTGTCTGAATAAGTTTCAGATCTGCTGCTGTGAGCGCCTTTGTCTTTCCTGTTACTTTTCCAAGATTTACATTGAGGCCGCCGAGGTCGTTAAGGAATCCGCCGGCTGTGTCGTTCAATCCGTCGAAGGAGAACTGTAAATCTTCGCCGGCTCCTTCTAATTTTGTCATCTCGCTATTGGCTGTCTTAGTCGCGAGATAAAGCCCACCGAGTGTTGCTGTGAATGCTGCAACGCCGGCGACGGCTGCTGCTACTGAAATTCCGCCGGTTGCTGCTGCTTGCGCTGCTGCTGCACCGAGTGCTGCTGCTCTGATCGCCTGGTAAGCCTTGACCAGTCCTTGTATCGCTGTCACGAATGCGATCACCTTGCCTGCTACGAATGTCGCTGCAAAGATCGCACCTAATGTTACGAATAGTGTTTTATGTTTTGCTACAAATGCAAAGATTTTGAAGACTACAAATCCAAAGCCGACGACTGCCTTGATTGCGGCAGTCATTACAGCGACTAATTTGTCGCCATTCTCTGTTAGCCATTCTTGAATTGCTGGAATGACTTTCGTAGTGAGCGTAGTGAATAATTCTTCGATCGTAGGCAGGAGCGCTGTGCCGAGTGTTTCTTTGGCTTCGTCGAATGCGATCGCCAGGCGTTTCATTCTGAATTCGAAGGTGTTTGCTCTCGTTGCTGCTGCTCCAGCGAATGTCTTTGCTGTCAGCGCAAGTACGGCGTTGAGGTCTTTGGACTTTGTCATTGCGTCCGTAATTGGGACGCCGAGATTCTTGAGCGCTTTGTAGTTGCCTTGCAGCGCCTTTGTGACTGCGTTTGTCGCTGCGTCAAGGTCGACGTTGCCGCCTGCTGAAACGTCGAGCGCCAATCCGAGAAGTTGCTGCGCATCTGTAACGCTGCCGGTTATTGAGGCGAGTTTGGCAAGCGATGGACGAAGCTGATCGTCGACGACGCCGTAGGCTCTTTGTGTCTGATCAATCCATGCTTCTGTCGCTGCAATCGCGGCGTCTGTTGCGCCGGTGGTGTTCTTGAGTGAGTTTGCAAGTAGCGCCTGGGATTTTTCGTCTGCGATCGCAGCCTTGACTGAGTCGACGCCGATCTTGACGGCGAATGCTGCGCTCGCCGCAGCTGCTAATCCGAATGCCTTGCCGACCTTGCCTGCGAATTTGTCGAAATTCTTGCCGAGTTTGTTGATGTCGCGAGCTGCTGCCTTGCTGCCCTTGTCCGAGTATTGGGTAATAATCCGGGCGGTTACTGCGCCTATTGCCATGCTCGGTTATCCCTTCTCTTTGTTTAGATTGGCTTGCAGGGTCTTCTGTGCGTCGTCCATCGCTGATCTGATATTGGCATAAATCCGGGGGCGATCGCGATCAATGACGGCCCAGATTCCGCGACTGGCTTTGCGGAAGCGGTCATTCATGTTGCCGATCAGCTGGCGTCCGGTTCCTTGCCCTGGTGTCCTGCGTCCTGCGACTTCAAAGATAACGCCCGAGGCGGTCTTGTTTAAGAGTGCGCCTGCGCTGGTGGTGTAATCCGACCGTACGCGGCCTTCTGCCCGGGTTTTGATGATGCCTTGACGGATCGCTTGCGGATCCCATGCTGGCCAGCCCTGGCCACCTCTGGTGGTCTTTCGTGGGTTCTGTGGCGCTGTTGTACGCCAGCCACTCATGGGCGGCTTGTCCGGGATCTGTTCTTTGGCGTTGCCTTCGGCTAGACGCAGCTCGTCGTTGATTACTTTGTTCAGCCGACGAGCTGCGTCCTTGTCGAATTTCTTCAAGGCGGCAGTGGTTTCTTTGATGCCGCTTATAACGACTTCATTGGCCATGTTTGTTTGCCGCCTTTGCCTTCTCCTTGAGATAAATGACGATCGCTTCAAGGATGCCGTCTGGTGCATCCAATAAAGAAATCGGATCTATTCCGGTTTCCACAGAAACTGCTGCTATTGAATAGGTCAGGCTATCTCTGTGGATTCTGAATTTGGGTCTGTGTCTAGTTGAACTCCTTCGAGCGTATCTAAGAACTCCGGCCCGAACGGTTTCACAACCACTCCGTTTGCTCGAAGTGCGAGCCAACCGAGATAGTAGATGTGTTCGAGTTTCTGTTCTTCGCCGATGAGTTTTGCTAGGCCTTTGCCGTACTTCTGCTCAAAATCGACGATGATGCGTGGTCGTAGTGAGAACGTTTTCTCCACGCCATCAGTCGTCTTGACTTTGATATTGAGTCCATCCATCTTTGTTTCCCCCTATTTTCTTTAGGATGTTGCTTTGGTAATTGCGCCGGAGATCGGCCAAGTCACACTCGCTGTTGCTAACTCACCGACGGATCCATTTAGAGGAGTCCATTCGGAGACAAGAGCAGAGAATGTGTATTGCGGATTTATTGTTGTTGTTGTTCCTGCTACTGGCTTTGCAACCACTGAGACTGCTGTTCCGAGTAGTGGGTAGATTGTTTGCTCAACGCTTGAAGTTGCGTAGTCCTGGTGGAATTCAAACGTTACTGAGTTGTCTGCAAGACCGGCCACACGTGTCTTCGCTGTGTTTCCGAATGCAGTTGTTTCCACGATGTCGTATGTTGAATTGAGAGTGATGCTCGCGATGTGATCGCTTAGATCTGTGCTGCCAAATACAACCGATGCGTTTGTTAGTACGACTCTTGCCATTATGCGACCGCCTTAGTGATTGCTCCGCTTACTGGCCAAGTTACAGATGCTGTGGCCAATTCGCCGACGGATCCGTTGATCGGAGTCCATTCTGAAATAATAGCAGAGCAGGTATAACTTGGATTGAATGCGCTAGTGGTGCTGCCGTTTGGCTTGACGATTACTGTCGATGCTGATCCGAGAAGTGGATAGATTGTCTGCTCCACTTCGCCGGTTGCGAAGTCCTGATGAAATTCGAGCGTGATCGAGTTATCTGCAAGGCCAGCGACGCGTGTCTTTACTGCTGTTGACGAGAATGCTGTTGTTTCGACTACGTCGTATGTGGAGTTTAGTGTTACTGATGCGACCAAATCGCTCAGGTCTACTCCGCCGACGGAGATGTATGCGTTTGTGAGAACTATGCGAGCCATTATTTAGTCGCTCCTTCTTCTGTTTCGGTTTTGATGGATGGGGTTTGTGGTGCTGTGTTGCTTGCTTTGATGTGGTTTCCAGCGATCAGGGTTTCTGCGCTGATTCCTGCATCTTGCAATTCTTTTGCTGTGATCGTGTCGCCTTTGGTCTTTCCGCAGACTTCTCGGTTCGAGATTACTGTGTATGTCATTTGGTTCTCCTTATCCCCAGATTGTTAGGCGGTATCGGTACGAGAGAAATGTGACTGATTGCGCGTCGTATGTTCCAGACTCTGCGCCAATGACTCGCAATGTCTGGCAGGTTCCACCGAGCGTTCTATCTCCCTCTATCGCGGCCTTGATCGATGTGGATCCTGTTCCTGCTAGGTATCCGTCGAGCTTGTCCTGGCCTGCTCGCTCTGAGAAGCGCTGGACGATCACATAAATATCGACGTTTGCCTGGTCTAATCCTCTGGCGTTATCGATGTCGAATGTGAAATCTAATTGACCCACGATCGCGCATGGCGGTGTTACTGGTTCTGGAATCACTTCGTAAACGCGAAGGCCAGAGATGGTTTGAAGTCTTGTCTTGAGTGCGTCGCGCACCTGGCTTGGTTGCATTGGCATTACTTGGCCAGCCCATTGTTCTTGCGGAATGGGCGCAGCAAGGCTTCAACGTCTGCGTCGAGTTTTGCTGTGAGTCGGACTGTGCCTAAGTCCGGGCTTCCTGCGATTCCGAATGGTGACTGGCGGCGTGTGAAGAGGCGAGCTGCTTGAATCAAGGTTGCCATGTTGATCTCAGCGGGGGTTGCGTTCCATCCCCAGATTCCGGTGATTCGAACTGCTTGCGGCAAATAATAAGGGAAGACGTAGCGGCCGATCGCAAGCATTCGGTTAACTGGCCAGCCGCGCTGTGGGTTATTTACTGGCTCGAGCATATAGTCGCTGGTTGACCAGACGGTATCCCATGTCTGGTTGAAGTTGTCATCTGTTGCTACTTCTGTGATCGAGACGCTGTCGTCCATGTTCATCGTCCAGGGATCTAGCGGCGTGTAATAACGAGAGACTGGGCTTTGCGC